GACGCCGATAATCTCCACCTTGGTGGGCGTTTTGGTGCCGGTGATCCAGGGCGTTCTGACCGTGGTGACCTCCGTGATCACGGCGATCACTCAGGTCATCCAAGGCATCCAGCCGATCGTCATTACCGTGATCAATGAGGTCATGGCCGTGATTCAGGCGCTCATGCCGGTGATCCAGGCTCTCGCGCCTTTGGTGTCCACCATCATTTCCGCGATCGTCGGCTTCATTAGCTCGACATTGCTGCCGACCATCCAAGCGATGCTGCCATTCATTCAGGGCGTCATCAATGGCATCGCGATGGTGGTCAAGGGCATCGTCAATGTCATTCAGGGTGTCATCAATCTGGTGACCGGCCTGATTCACGGCAATTGGCAGCAGGCGTGGAACGGTTTCAGCCAGATCGTGCATGGTGTCGTGCAGAGCGTGCTTGGCTTCCTTGGCGGCATCGGCAGTGCCATTATGGGCGTATTCGCCGGTGCCGGCACGTGGCTGTGGAACGCTGGCGCGAGCATCATCAATGGTCTGCTTAATGGTTTGAAGGCGGCTTTCGGCAAAGTGAAGAGCTTTGTGAGTGGTATCGGTGACTGGATTGTCAGGCATAAGGGTCCGCTCAGCTACGACAAGGTGATGCTTAAGCCTGCTGGCTTGGCGATCATGCGTGGATTCGACAAGAGCCTCAAGGACGGTTGGAAGGACGTGCAGCGCACCGTGAACGGCATGAATGCGCAGATCAACGGCGGCTTCGATGTGGATGCGTCGAAGACCGGCAGGGCGAATGTCAGCAACGGAGGCGGCTCGACCACGTATGTCCAGCAGACCTTCAACTATCCAGCGATCGCTCCGACGAGCATCAGCACGCAGCAGAGATTGCAGACGGCGGCAATGCCGCAATGGTGACAGGAAAAGGGTGGTGCAATGATTCTCGCGGATTATCTCATCAATGGTCAGCAGCTGACTGGTGAGCATTCGAGTCTGATAGTCGGCACCACCCATTTCACGAACATCAGCCCGCGCATTGATTCCGTCACGGTAAATGGTCGGAATGGCATGATGCTCCCAGCCGGCCCGG